AGTTCCATTGGCAGAGCGTAAAGCATTGCCTATTCCTGATGGCTGGAATCGCACTCTATCAATGGGGGAAGTAGATGAAATACTTACTAAAGATTTACAGTCATTTGAAAGCGGAGTTAGACGATTATGTCCTAATGGGATTACTCCTGGTAGGTTTGGCGCACTTGTTTCTTTCGCCTTCAATGTTGGACTCGGTAATCTCCAAAATTCTACCCTTCGCATGAAACACAATCGAGGCGAGTTTGAGTCTGCTGCCGAGGAGTTTCTAAAGTGGAATAAGGCTGCTGGCAAAGAATTAAAAGGCCTTACAAACAGGCGCAAAGATGAAAGAGCTTTATACTTATCTTAAAATGGGTCTGTTAAATTAACATACTTAAACCAACTGACAGGGACATCAAAAAAGAACTCCCCACTAGGGACTTCCCTATTATTGACCTCTATCAATGGACACTTTTTCACCAACTCAGCTTTCAGCCAGTACGCATGACTTAAGTCGTGAGTTAGTGCAAAAAATAGAACAGGGAGATCTTGCTGAAACAATTTTGCTTTACGATGCGCTATATGAATGGTGGTATGGTGGCAATAAGCCCAGCCCCGTACTTCAACTTCAACAAAGCCAACTGGATTTCCTGCTCTGTAGGCGATTAAATCTACTCCATACACATTAGGGTTTTCCCTGCACTCTAATCCCCACTTCATTTGTATCCATTCGGATACAGCTTTCCTAGCTGGTGGATCATACTTATCGTGTAATGCTTGGTCAAAGCGTTTGCCAGCGTAATCGGTATGGCGCTGGCTCTCCTTCGTGAAGGTTAATGCCGATCTCATCTGTTAATCAAAATGGAACTAAATCATCCTCGATTGTATTCTTTGGCATCTCATCTCCACCACTAGGCTTAAAGTTATCCTTTGGCGGTTTTTCCTTGCCGACTGATCCCGAAAAGAACTTACCATTCTTGCCATCTTTTAGCCAGGCGTTAAGGTAATGCTCTTTGCCGTTAATCATTATTGATCCAGCATAATCAGGATGTGTTTCCTTTTCCTTACGATTATTCTTGAATAGGCTAAAGTTGCCATCTTTCATTTCATAGGCCATTTTTTCTCGCTTTCAATTTAGTTAATGTATCTTCGACCTCGCTTAAGAACTTCTCTACTTCTACTTCCATTGCCTTGATATACTCCTCATCCCTTTCAAGGCGCACTACAAACAGTTGCAAGTCATCTGGTAGCCTAGGATCAAACGATACGAAATCGCACCATCTAGACCCTGTTACAGCCATCTGGCATTGCATCTGAGGGATATACTTTGCTGGCGGTTTGCCATCCATCAAATAATCTATATGGGTGCTACTATTGGGACACTTAATCTCAATCAGACCATTCCCCACAAGACCATCTGGGCTACATCCAAACCACTTAATTGTAGGGTGATCCATAAAGGCTACTTGTTCCACAAAGTTCCCTTTTGCTACCTCATACGCAACCCTAGCCATTGGCTCTGTTTGTGTACCCCATTCCATTGCAGCATTGGTAAAAGACTCGCTTGGTAACCCTGTAAGCCTTTGAACTACCAATTCCGTACGATATTTGGTACGACTCGCAGACTCCCCAGACTTCCCCTTAGATAGCACATCTGCCATACGACTAGCAGTTACCTTGCCCAGCCTAAGCTGATGCCAGGCATCCGTACCCTGCTCTACTGCTACTCTATCCTCTGTAGTAAATGTAGTCATACTTTAGTCCTTGCTAGTTCTTTTAATGCGTTTGCAAGTGAGGCCATATCATTTGCAGCCTCAAAAGCCTTTTCATGGTTATTTTTTGTTTCGTAGTTGTAGTAACTTTTAAGGGTCTTGTTAATCTCTATGTAAACTTCTGAATAATCTATCATATTTTTTTGCTATTCGTAGTTAGTTTCTGTGCCTTTGCCTGGTCGCATCGGTTCTGTTTCTGCATTAATTCCATGTAATCTTTTGTGCAATCATCGCAAATATTGACTACCTCTTGGGCATGATCTCTTAGATAAAGCCAAGCCTTGTAATCCCTTTTTGATGGGTAGCATAAAGGATACCATTCACTCGTCATCGTGCATTGGCTTTTGCTCTGGCTGAACAATAAAATCAATATCTTCTAATTCGTTCATCTCCCATTTGCGAGAGAACTCAGCAGATAAGGCATCTATCGCAGCGTTCCATCCAAGCATAAAATACTCTTGTGGATGGTATACAGGCTCAGATAACTTATTAAAAGCCTCAAGGCACTTTTTATTAATCACTTTCGTTTTCTCCATTGATAAACGGTTGCATCATTAGGCGTTAGCTTTTTGGGCTGATCGTCTAAAGTACGAGCAAATTCTGCTTTAAAATCTGCCCACTTTTTCTTGTAGAACTCTTGCTCACTAGCTGGCACATAGCCATGTTGCTTTCTCCAGCGTATCTCTATATCTGTAGAACTTGGGGTATAAATAAAGTTATTTTCCATATTTTCTATCTGCCTCTCGTTTTAAACAAACTCCACATTTCCATCTACTTACCTTATTAATTCTTACCAACTTAAAATCACTAGCTGGTCGTAAAACCTGACAACTAACACACCACCTCTTGTCCATCCCAGCCTTTCTTTAAATAGCCAAACTCTGACGCATCGCATACGGCTCTGGTATCTAAGCACACATCGCATTTATCCACCCATATCCTATATTGGTGATCCTTTGGTTTATGGACTCCCCAAGTGCTGCCACAAGGGGAGCAAACATTATCAGGCTGCTCCTGTGCTAGTTTCATTAAATTGGGCTTTCATGTCGTTGTATGCGTTAGTGATAGCATCTAAAAACTTAGCGTTTCCCTTGTATTTCTTGTAAGATTGAGCAAAGGCCACCTTGAGTTCGGCAGGGCTTTGGCTTGCCTGTATTCCCTTAATATGCTTGCTCAACTCCCCAGACTCGTCTACACCTTCACTAGAATCTAGCGCATCGTGTTCTACAATTTCCATTGCAGTAACCCATAAATATCTGCGCTGATAAGTTTCTACTGCGCCAATATTCTGCACTTCATGGCATCCTTTTAGAGCTGCTGATCCCATTGGGGATGTAATAACAATGTTGCTATTATCCTCTGTATCTACAATGGTAAGGCTGGCAATATCTACGCCATACGACACAATCCCACAAAGACCTAGTTCGTTAAAGATATTCTGAACTGTAGGCAAAAAATCCCCTAATTCAAAATACTTGTATCCAGCAAACTTGTTATGCCCAGACTTTGTAAGCTCTGTGTTTTGTAGTTTGATTCTTGCTTTGTTTAATTTAATAAATACTGACATTTTGATTCCTTCACTATGTTAATCGGATCTCTGCTACTTTTTCCATGTAAGCCCAGCTATGGTAATACAGCTTACGGCCTAGGGCTTCCCAATCTTTCTTTGATACACAATCACGAATAAACTCTTGTAGATCTGTATCGTCTACATCTTGCCCAATAGACTCAGCAAAGTTACCTAGGTCTGTAGGATCAAACTCAGGGTCATTCTTGACTGCATCGTACAAGCGCTCATCTAGTTGCTCTTGCTCTGCCTGGTCATCGTATGGGGCTTCATAATAAGAATTGTTGTTGTACATTTATCTTCTCCACGAATTGTTAAAGTTGTTGTAGAACAGAAACGCTGGGGGATTTTGCATAGGACAATCATTAGTCTTATAGCAAGGCGTTTGATCTACTACATCGGTCTTATAGCGTTTGATTGGGATTGGCGCACATCCCACTAAAGAGATCGCCAAGATTAGGATTAAGGCTCTCATATTGTATAAACACCAACACGAAAGCCATACACAGTAATTACAAAAGCTACAATTACAAATCCTAGTAAGCCACCTAAAATAAAGTCTTTCATTTTGTACTCCTTCACGAGTTGTTGAAAAGTGCTGCATGGATAAATATTAATCTACAAATGTAGAGATTTGCAAATATATTTTTAAGTGTTGCTTTTTTGCACATCTTTGAGATGGTGTAGAATAAAATGTCTACAAAGGAGTGTATATGAATACTGTTGTAAGCCTTCCACAAACAAGTTCATTCGATAAATTGATGGCTGAATTTGGGACTATCAAGATCCTATGCGAAAAGATAGGGGTTAAATATGTAACGGCCTATGCCTGGAAGATGCGGAACGGCATCCCTAAGAAGTGGCATATAGCTATCATAGAGGCATCAGAAGGTAGGCTGACAGAGAACGACCTTGGCTAGTCAAAACAGCCGTACAGTCGCTCTTATGGAGTCTAGGGGCTATAAATGCGATGTGGTAGAAAGTTATAACGCTTTCACAAGGCGCAAAAAAGACCTATTCTCCATTTTTGATATTTTGGCTATTGGCAATGGGGAAACAGTAGGTATCCAGATCACTAGCAAAAGCAATATGTCATCTAGGATAAAGAAAATCTCTGAGTCAGAATTCTTGCCAGAGCTGGTGCGGTCTGGGTGGAAAATCCTAGTGCTGGGCTGGTATAAAAAGCCCAATGGGAGATACGACTACAAAGAGTTTGAATTTTAGGTATAATGTAATCGCAGAGTGAAGTCTGTTTAGTAAGTTCGCCTAAGACCCTATAGGGTTGTTCTGAGTGTTTAGTA